GTGAAGCCACTGGAAATGACGGATGCGAGGCTCATGTCAACGCCGTCTCGAACGCCGTGACGAAGTCGGTGGCTGGGTCACCGATCTCGCTCTCGGTGTAGTAGAAAGCATCGTAGTCCCCAGCGGTCGGCACGGCCGCTGCGGTTGAACGACCATTGAACGATGCCAGCCCGCCGCCTGCCGTGGACATATCGACATAGACACTTCCCGTCCAGCGGAAAGTATGGTTGTTGTCGATCGTGACATAGATGATACCCGTGGCGCCCGTACCCGGCAGCGATGCGAGGTCGGCAACCTCCAGGACGTCGTCCACGTAGGCGGGCAGGTAAGTGGAGTCGATCTTGCTGGAACTGTTCAGTGGACACACGCCACTTGCAGCTCCTTTCTCACTCGATGCGATCTTCCCACCGATCGAAGTCACCAATTCATTGATGGCCGCGAGCAATGAAGTCTTCGTCGAGGTTGTGAGTCCGGTGAGTGAACCCGTATTCACGCCGGCGATCAAGACTTTCACAGCCTTGAACTCCGTACCGAGTCGGGTGACGAGGTCGCTGATTTCTGTGACGAGGCTCATGGCATTTCCTTTAGACGAGGGCGTTTTCGAAGAGGACTACATAGTCAGGTGGGACTTCAGGATCGCCAGTCTCGGCGAGGATGCGTACTTCATTGATTGCAGCGACCAGACTTCCTTTCTCAGTCGTTTGCAGTCCATCGAGGCTTCCTTCCTCGTTACCAGTCAGCTGTTCGCGTACTGTTTGGAACTCATCGCCTACGCGGTCGAACGCCTCGGCTATGTTGTCGGGAAGGGTTGGCATTACAGACTCTCCTCGAAGATTTCGGCGTAGTCCGTGGGGTCGGTACCATCGGCGACTTGCTGGATACCAAGATTGCGCTTGACGTCAGACATCCATGGGATCGACACGCTCTGCACGTTGCCGGCGATCTTTCCACTCTCCCCAATGGGGCTGGGGCGGGCAGGCTTGTGCTGACGGACGACCTGTCCGTTGTAAGTGTATGAACTACCAGCCGTGAAAAACCCGGTAATCAGGTCAAGGCAGGAGTACAGTTGCGTGATGCCAGTATTCTCCGGGATATGGATATTGACCTGCAAAATCCCCAGGACTCGGTCCATCCCTTCGTCGCCCATGGTCAGGGCATAGCGGTCGGCTGTCAATATGCTGACTTCGGCGACCGCACCGTCTACATCTTTCGGAAAGTCCTTGAGAGGATATGATGTTGGCAGATTCAGCCCACAGGACTTATACGCCAGGATCAGAGCAGCGTTGACATCGCGGAACGGCGTGAGGCTCATAGCTTGATCTCCGGTGCCGCGATTGTTTCCTTGACGATGTTGTTGAACCGCATCGCGTTGATTCGAATCATTCCCTCAGGCGATTTCGCAGACCACCCAAACTCCAGTGGAATTATGTACTCCAGATTATTAGAGAAGTATGCGACCTTTGTGTAGTCCGCCGTGATGTTTTGCACTATCTCCTTCGATACCGCTGCACCATCTGGGTCGAGCACTATGCGAGTCCCACCCGCAGGAGCCCCCATGGACGACTGCCAGTTTCCACGCGCCATGCCGGTGAGTACGGGAGTGTCGAAGAGTATGCTCGTGAAGAACCTGATCGAGATTGCCCGGTGCGCCTCGTTCATGGTGGCGTTGGTCTTACGTGCGAAGTCGGCAAGCTGCTCACCAAGTGTCAAGCCCTTCAAGGTCTGCTGAAGACCCGGGCCGATCACCGCGCCAGACTTCGCGCGAACGTTCATGGGCGAACCTGCAAGATGTAGAGAACTGGGGTCAGTGCTGGCTTGACAGTCACCATATTGACAACGTTCCAAGACTTGTCATCGAAGAATACAGAATTCTGCAGCGTGGGGGCGGGCTCTGCCGGCATCATGTAGATCAGTTGATCCTTCGACTGGATGTTGTTCCCGCCCACTGATGCCGAGTACTCTTCAGTGATGTCGAGCGTGATCCCCTGCACGTCACGACTGGTAGGACCAGTTCCTCCGACGGTTCCACCGAGTACGGGGTCATACTCTCCACCAGTGCCCGGCGATGTCAGGGCCAGCGACCGTCCAAACTCCTCGATTATCTCGATGACGTCGGCGGCAATCTCGGTGTAGTCGAATTTCATCCCCGTACTGCCGTCAGTTGTGCGTATCCCTGCACGAACCCGCGAAGGAGCGCAGCCGCCTGTGACACAAACGGCATGATCGTGTCTCGCGTGGCGCTGTCCATGTAAGTGATTTGGATAGGACCTACCTGCACCTGCTTCTTCGGCCGAGACGACCCAGACGCAGCGGGCAGGAGTTCGATGTCCTTGGCAGCGATGGCCAAGACGACTTGAGCCTTGATGATATTCGCTGGAACCACTGCGTCATAGGATCCGTCGCAGTAGGATCGTGGGAAGGCTGTCTCGACGTAGTCAGCTACCCCCAGCCACCGCAGCGTTTCAAGGTAGTCCATCGCCTTGACGAGCAGGACCTTCTGGTCCTCTACATCTACTGGCAGTGTGATCTTGCGATTGTCAGCATAGGCGATCAAGTCAGCCAAACTGGCATAGGAGTTGGCACCTGTGACCCCGGTACCGTCTTCAACTACGATGGTGATGGTCATTACCAACCCCTTAGAGAAAATCCCGGCTCGTGATTGCACGGCCGGGATCGGTTACATCAGGCCGAAGTATTACTCTCCCTTCGGTGCTTTCTGCTTCGCCAGAGCTTCCTGGTGTTCCGCAGGGGTCGGGCCTTGGTCCCACTTGTCTTTCGATTCGTTGGTCCAGACCTTGTCCTTCTGGCCGGGCTTGGCCGTTTCACGCTTGCCGGTGTCACGGTCCTCGCCCTGCGTGGCGGCGTCCTTGAAGGAACGCGAGGAATCGGCCTTTCCGCCGTTGCCACGCTTTTCTTCCTGGGTACCACCCTCACCGGGCTTCGGGTCACGGGATTGACGGGTCATCTCATTTCTCCTGTAGCTTTTGGGGGTTGACTGTAGGGACCGAAGTGGACCCCGCCCTATGGTAGCGGCGGGACCTCGGTTAACCGTTGACGACCAGGAACGCGAGCGGGACGTTCTTGCGACCCAGCTTCCGCTCCCAGTTCGTGGCCAGCTTCAGATCCGCCCACGTCGGCGACAGGCCCGGGCCGGTGATCGTGGTGCTGGTGAAGCTGTAGCCGAAGGGATGGATCACCCAACGCTTGCGGCTCCACAAGGTCTCGAACCCGCCACCGTTGCCACGCTCGGGATCGCGCTTGAACTCGCTCGGCACCTTGGCCTGTCCCGCTCCGTACCCGAACGCGCCCTGTCCGAACAGGATGCAGAGATACTTGAACGCCACGGTGGTTCCGTTGCCGCCGACGATGGGCATGCCGTCGTCCACGATCACGCGCTTCCCGAGATAGGTCGGGATGTCCAGCGAGCCAGTGGACGGCTTGATGTACACGATCTGGTCAGCCTGCAGGAGCGTGCTGAACGGGACCGAGTGCATGGCAATGGCCGTGATCTTCTGCAGCTGATCGCCGAAGGTCATGGCGCCCTGGATGAACGTGGTGTTGTTGAGCTTGTTGCCGGCTGCGACGGTCATGTCCGCAGACGAGACGTCCTTGGTCATGTCGTGCGTGGTGGCAACGTCATCGTTGTAGACACCGATGGCAGTGGCCACCAGACGGCGCTGGAGCTGCTCGGTCCAATACTGGTCGATATGCGCGCCGACGAATTTCAGCGGCTCGGGACCGGCCAGCGCACCGACGAGATCGGACGAGGAGAATCCCTCGTTCAAGTCGCTGATGCGTGCGACCATTTCGTCTGCGGTGACCTTCTGGGGGTCGGCAATGTCGGTGAACACGTCATTGCTGTAGTTCGGCTCGATCGTGGAATCGATCTGCCGCCAGAAGGGTACGGTGGTGATTCGGCCGGGGGTATTCGCCAGTTCGTTCAGGAGCGGATTGGCGACCATCAGGCCGGACGTGACGATGTCCGAACGGATGACCGGGTCTTCGACCTGATACGATGCGAAGGTCTCCGGGATGAAGACGTCCGAGAGGGTGGTCTGTGCCATGGGATTTGATCCTTAGGTTGGCGGTGTGATGGGTAGACGACTACCGATTCCCCAACCCTGCCCTCTTTTCGTCTACCAGACGTTGGAGTTCTGCGGGGTTGGTTCTCTGGAGTTCGTTGCGCTGGAGTTCCGTGAGGTCGTCCAGCTTTTTTCCTGCAAGGTCACCGACCTTTGTCCCCGTTCTCGTGGCACCGCCACCGGAACCGTCTGACGCGCGCATTATGCCCGAGTATTTGTCATTTGTAAAGTATTCGTCGCGAAGAGCATCCGGCGACATGGTGGAAGCACTCCCGTCCTTCTGGAGAACCCTCGTGACCGGCTCGCCGTTGACCATCTCGACGACCAGACGCTTCTTCATCACTTCGGTCAGGAGTTCTGCCGAACCCTCGTCCAAAGCAATTTCCTTCGCCAGTCCGGCGGCCACGTTATCCACGAAGGTCTTCTTGATCGCGTTGTTGAGCTGATCGCTATCCTTCTGGTGCTTGGCGTTCAGCGCGTTCACGACCCGTTCGTGTTCCGTGGTGAGCTGGGTGCGCAAGGTCTGCACGTCCGTCGCCTGCGCAGCGGTGAGCTCCTGCACGCGGGCAGTCGCCTGTGTCAGCTGTTCCTGGGCGGTGGCGAGGTCGCGTTCTGCGATCTGCCGCAGTCCTTTTTCGTGTTCCTTGGCCCGCAGCAGTTCAGCGCCATCGTCGTCCTCGACGTCCAGATGATACTTACCATCATCTTTCTTGTTGTAGAGGGCGGCAATGGCCGCTTCGAGACCATCGAGGTTCGGAAGGATCTTCTTGAGTTTCATGTTTGTAGCTCCTAGGCCACCGGCCCGTTAGAGGGACACCGTCCCGTGATATATCAATTTGGATCGCTGGTATTTCTGTGACGCTTCTTCTGGAGTATCAAATCTCCCTAAGTACTTGACAACCCCACCAACCTTGATCTGCGCCATGTAACGGCCCTGACTGGCGCATACTCCTTGGATGTTGAGTTTGTTGTTTGATTGCGGCTTCGATTGATTGTGCTCATTCTGAGCATGAGTAACGTCTCGAAGGTTCCTATAGGAATTATCGAGTTTATCCTCATTTCGATGATCGACTTCGTTCCTGGGCCACTTTTTGGTGACGTAAAGTACGGCGAGTCTGGACGCCGCATACTCTTGACCATCGACCGTAATCTTCAAGTAGCCTCTCTTGTTCACGTGCCCCGCCACACTGCCCGCCCTCGCTCGTGGACGATTGATCTTCCACGTAAATACTCCACTTTCTAGATTATAGTGGAGAACCTGAACAAGTCGGTCATGTGTAATGTTCATATCCCTGCCTTAAGGAATGCTAGAGGCTTGAGTCGACGCATTTCATCCAGCGTCAATGGGTTGAATGTCGAATCCAAAGTAAGGCGAGTGAACTCTTCGACAGTAAGTCCACCGTCACGCAACAATGCGCCACGTTCTGGGCCGATCACCGAATCCTGGTAATCAGCAGGCTGGTCCTTCAACCATTGGTAATACGTCATGCTCTGGGGAACCGACCCGAATTCCGAAGACCGAGTCGCTCCCTTGTCGAACATGTCCCACTTTTTGTCGAGGACTGCAACCGTAGTTGACCGGCAATTCAGATGCGCGGGCGGTACCGGGCCTTTCCCCAACTTGAAAACCTTACCGTCTAGGCCACGGCATTTATCACTGGTCTTGCTGTCCAACGTGGCAAGCCATCGGTAGGAAATGACGATGTCACTATTCTCTTCCCACAACGCCTGCCGACCCATCTCGCTGGTATGCTGAAGTGCAGTGCGAACGATGGTCTCGTTGGACTTCCCCATTCGCGCCAGGAGGCCATCCTTGAAACCGTTGACCCGCTTACCCTTGAGCACCTGCATGAACTGCGAATTGGTCCACCCCTCTGCCCTGCCCTTTCGCAACAGATTTTCAACAGCGTAGACTTCGTTGGATGTCATTCGACTGATCCACGGCTCCAAGAGGTCGCCAGTGGCGGACATCGGCTGCGCCTTGGCCAGATCATACAACTCTTTCGTCTTCTGCGCGCGAGTCAGCTCGTTCTTCAAGGCTGGGGCCGCTGCAATCAACGCGCTAGCTTCAAACTGATAGGCATACAGCGTGAGCGCTCTCAATTTCGGGATCAGGCCATCAACCGATTCCTGCAACGGACCAGCCGTAGCGGCTGACACCCGGCGCAAGAGCTCGGCGAAGTTCTTTTCTGTCAACTCCGTAATTTCACCTACAGCAAGCTCCCGGCGAATCTCGACCTCGATGGCTGCAATCGCGAGATTGAACTCACGGTAATCCCCAGTCTTCAACCCTTCCAGGTAGACTTGGTAACGGATCGCAATGTCATCAAGATAGGCCATGACTTACTTCGGCGCAGTCTTCATCTTCTTGCGCGGTTCTTTCTTCACTCGCTTCGGCTTCCCTGCCTGCACGGGCGCGGTCGCACTGGTCGGAGGCGCGTTCTTGTCGGTAGGAGTAACTCCGTCGTTCTGTACGGAACCGTCGATACCCAGCGTCTGCGCGAGCTTAATTGCATCCGCCTCGATTTCTGCCTTCGCCTTGTCATCGTCGATGGTGGCGACCCCCGCCCGACGCAAGATGCTGCGGTACTCGGTGAACGACAGGATGCCACGCTGCCACTCCGCCAGGAGTTCCGCGCGCCCAGCCGGGTCGAGCCTGAGGATATCGAAGTCGGTGTTCAGCTTGTAGCCCATGTCATCGGTAATGGGGGCGCCGGCGAACCTTGCCGCCGACTTGATCGCACGGGCGTAGGCGCTGTTCACGTTCTTGGCCGACGACAGCAGGAGAGAAGTTTCGGATGCATCCTCGAGACCAGCCTCCTTTGCCGTTCGGGCGACTTCCGCCGATTGGACGAGTCGCGCGCCCAGTGCCACGGCCTGCCGTTCCTTGTGCTCCATGCCCTCCATGGCGAGGGACGACTCGGTGATTTGCATCAAGTCGGCAGTTGCGTCCTTTGGCAAGTTGATCGGCTTGTGCGTTCCGAGGACGATGACCCCCTTCATCTGGTCGTCCACCCATTCCTGGCTAAGTCCGGTGAACACCGGAGTCGGCTGACCGAGCATGAACACCATTTCTTCGAAGTCGCAGGAGTTCCGATAATGCGCGATGTTCAAGTTTGCCAGATCCACCATGGGGGACTGGTCGATGCCGGCATCATTGTTCTCCGCACCAACAAATTCAAACGGGATGTAATCGAACGGCTTTCCGTCCCCTTGCTTCGGAGTGATCACGCCGCCGCTGATCTCGAACCCGCTGGGCATTTTCCAGTAGAGACGAACCGTGTAGACCCCGTTCTCCAACCGCAGGACCCGATACTGATCGGCCATGGTGGCTTTGAACCCATCGTCTTCCTCGATCCGAGATTCTTTCAGTACGACCATGGTCAACTTTCGCAGTCCATTGACCGTGTCGATGCGCCAGTTGATGATCTGCTCGGCGAAGTAGTACTGAATCGTGGGGCGAACCTCCCCGCGCAGGGCCGCGCGCCGGCTGGTGGGACTGCTTCGCGTCGGATAGTCTGTGAGCAACCCGCAACGGCCGACCGCGATGACGTCGGACAGTGTCTGCTTCGCCTGCTGATCGAGAGTGACCGATCCACCGTCCACGTCGTCGTACATCATCTTCAGCTGGTCTGGCAGCACAGCCTCTGCATCCTTGGCGAAGACCGTACCCGTCATGCCTTGCAGCGTGCGCTGGGTGAAGTTGACAAAAACGCCGCGCGTCTGGTACGCGAAGTATCTCGCCTTGTTCTCTTTCGAGTCGTCCGTCGAGTTCGGCATCGGAAGATACCGAGTTCCTCGTTTACGGATCGCCGCCTGTCCCGCTAGGCAATCACGAACCGTCTCCCATAGAGGGGCAGCCTCGGCGACCTCTGGCAGAACGTAATCGACCTGTTCCATGACCTACTCCTAACGAGGTTGTGACACTTTGACATTCTTGGCCGCCCGGTGCGCACCCGCGAGAACTCTGTAGCGTGCGCCGTCGTACGGATGGTCTTCTGCTGTTGTATCTACATCGTCCTGGTCGTCCTCATCTCGAGGAAGTACAGGAATGGTGCTGATCGCTGCTTCACAATGCGACATGAAGTAAATGGCTGGGCCGTCCTTACCTTCCAGTGCCGCCTCCAGCCGATCACGAAAAAGCTGAAGACCGTTCTTGCGCGAGCCATGGCTCTTATCACTTGACAGCCAGTGCACGCCATTGTCGGACATGATGGTAGAGATACTGTCAGTATCCGAATCATGTACGTCGCTGATCTGGTTGTCGGCTGGCCCCGCATAAATCCGACCGTTGACCAGCTTCTGGTTCTTCATACGCTCTTCGGTCTTCTTTATGTTCAGCGCCACGTCCTTGGCCGACATCAAAATTCCCTTGTTCGTGCCGATTTCCTCGGTGCCGTACATTTCGTTGATCAGGATGATCGAACCCTTGGCTGGCCGGAACACCGCCCCGCTGGGGAGTGTTACCTCCTCACCGTTGCAGAGCGCCCACCACCCAACCCAGAATGGGTGAGTTGAACCCCAGTCGAGCGACCGGTCAACCTTCCAATTGCTTGGGATGTTGAACTTCGGCTTCACGTGAATGTTCGAATCCCACAAATCATCGAAGGCACCGCCCGCGACGACGTCCCAATCTCCCCAGAGCCACGCCTTGCGGCGATTCTTGTCGGCCATTGACTCAAGCTCGGCGACATACTCGGGGTTCAGGTAAATGTTCTCCTTGTATGAGCCGAAGATGCGAACCTGCGTCTTCGTTACGTCGCAACGCTCCTGGGTCCGAGGGTTGAATACGTTGATCGTCTTCTTCACGATCTCGCCCGGCTTTGCCACGTCGATGAACCGACGCTTCACCCAGTTGTGGCCGGGACCGAAGGGGTTGGTAGTACTGAAAACCTCGAGCGGTATCTCGGGCAACAAAGTCCCGTCCGGCAGTGGATAGTTCTTCGGTATGAACGATGTTCGGTTACAGGACATCATTGTATCGTAGAGCTCCGACGTGGGATACTTGGTCAGCTCGTTCCATCCGATGAAGGGGTATTCGTGGCCATGATACAGCCAGTAGTCTCCCGGTTTCTTGATATGGCGGAACAACAATTCCTCACCCGTTGGCCAGCGCCAGCGCCCACCGCCGCCAGCCCCTGAGTACGAAGCTCCGTCGTCAAATTCACCGAACCACCTTTGGCTCTTGCTGATAAGGTCCTCAAGGTTCCGATACTGGCGGTCGAAAATAATCCCCCGCCAGAACTTGCCATACCCGATTCCGACCCGTTTGCGGAACCGCATGAGCTGAGTATCTGTTTTACCCGGTCCACGAGTACCCTCATATATGATATGGTTGACTGGGGCCGACAACGCCAGAACCTGAGACCCTGGGAGGGGCGCCCATACGACGTTGAGTTCTGGGTTCGCGAGAAATTGCATTACTTCCTCACATCATCCTTGAGCTTTTCCTGCGCGGCCTGCGCGGCTGCATCCCAATCGTCCATGGCAGCCTCCGCCGGCACCAGCATCACGGTCTGGCCGATCTTGAAGCCCTTGGTCTGGTCGGGGTACATCTTCTTGATCTCGGCGAGGTTCCGCAACGCAGTGTTCCGCGCGCTGGCGTTCTGGCTGCGATCGTTGGCGATCTCGATCCACGCGGCGATGATCCGCTGCGGCTTGATCATGTTTTCCAAGTCGCTCATGTCCGTTCGATCCTGGATGGCCCTGACCGTCGTGGGGTCGTGCATCCACTTCTTGACGAACGCCTTGATGTTGATGCGCGCGACGCCCGCACGGCTCGCGGCCGCGTAGGGATCGCGGTCTACCAGGAATTCATCGACGAACCGTTCTTGCGGAGTCTTCTCGGGAACGACTGCCGCCTTCTTCGCCCGGGTCTTCATAGCGCAGTTCCCTTTCTCGCAGAGCGGATGCGGCGCACGATACCACGCCAGCCCCCTAAATGACGAATGACCAAGATGGTCAGTCCCGTTGTAAGTCCCAGCCAGAAGTACGCTTCGTTACTCATCGGTTTCTCCTAGCAGTCCTTCGGAATCAGCGTGTCGATCTGGTCGAGCGCGGCCAGCGCACGGCGGAGCGCTATGCTCAGCGGAGCCACCGGGACCTTTTGACCGGACTTGAAATTGGTCGTCCGCCCTACCGCATCATTGATTGCCCAGACCTGAGCGCGGAGCTCTTTGATCGAAGCATTCAGCTCCTCACGGGGCGCCGCGGTCTTGCTCGACAAGAATTTGATAAAGCAGAGCAGGTTAGACACCGTGGTCTCTGTCTTCGGCAATATCAGCATCGAGCGCGCCACCCGCTGCACCCCGGGCATGGCAAGAGCCTCTTGTATCTCTACAAGAAGCTCCTCCCCATCCTTGATCGTACTCTTCACGATTTCTTGCCGTGGTCCCGCTCTTGGAAACTCTTGCCGAGTCCCCGCATTTCCCCAGTTATCCGGCCACCCATCGTCCGACGTGGGGGGACTGCCAACTTGGCATCCTCCGCTTTCATCAGCTGCCGATAGTAACCACTGAGCCACAGCCACCATGGCCGTTGATTCGGCGAAGTGATCCAGGTCATGGCCCATGCGAATGAAATCATGAACCCCCGCCACGTCGGGTCCGAGAATCGGTACGTGCTTTCCGTGAATGGCGTGGCGACCATCATCACGGCAATCGTGGCGCTCGCCACCAGCGAGATCCTTCGCAGCCACCAGATAAAGGTGTTCTGCGTCATCTCGATTGCATTGATTCGGAAGGCGGCTGTCAGGAATATGATCAGCCAGCCGGGCACTTGGAGGATATACCAGATATTCACTTTGTTTCTCCTGCTGGGGGATCTTTCTTCTTCAGAAAGTTGAAATTGAAGGTGTAGTTGCTCAGTGCTTCCTTTATTTTATCCAGGATTGGAAGCAGCAACACCTTTGACAGAAACCCGACGAGCGCGGCGAACGGTGCCTTGACATCGTCGGTCACCCACGTCCACCCCAACCATCGAGGCCCAAGGACGCTAAGGACTACAGCCATGAACGAGAACCCGAAGACATACAGGAGAAACTGCTTCCTGGAATTGGCCGGGCCAGTGAGCGAGAACGCCGCCAGCACCCCGCAGACCGCCGCACCTATGACGGTGACCTGCGCGCCCACGATGGGGACGGTTATGTTATTGTCAAGGCCCGCCAGCAATGACATCACGGCGACTCCTGCCGCTGCCAGCATACCTTTGAAGTGTTGAACGAACATGTCAGCCCCCTGTCAGTCGATCAATTCGAAGTGGGGACGATCGACCGGCGAATGCCAGTCCCCACCCCACCCCACCTTGACGCCCTCGGCGACCGCAGCCTCCATGAACGCCTTTCTCAGCTGCGGCCAGAGCCCCAGCTTGCCATCCTCATCCCAGTTGAGCCTCCCGCCCACGTAGGGCGCAATGTCGATCGCCTTCCCACTCAAGTGGTTGCTGGCCATCGTGTTGGTCACCTTCGGCACCGAAGGGTCCGCGTAAAGCGGATTCAAACCCTTGAGGATCATCTGGGCTCTCGTTCGCCCCTTTCCATATAGCTGTTCCTGATACTGCCGGGTTCGCCGCCCCTGCGTGACACTGAAGTCCACTGGGCTGAGTTCCAGCGCGCGATGGGCGACTCTCTGCATTCCTGGATCGACTGTCGCCAGCGTATCCAGGCTTCTCCGGCTGAACTGGAACATTGGAATACTCCTCTGGTTATTGGTATGATAATGACTGGGTAACAAAGTGACACGGTAACAAAGTGACTCCGTTGCTCTGTTACTTCCCTCATAACTGAACTAGCGAAAAACTCCTCTAGTACTGGAGCAAGGGCCTGTCCTCGGTACCGGGCTCCCGGGGTCCGTGGCCCCTTCGCCCCTCGCACGCATCACCAAGTCAATGTCACACGCCGTACTCGGACCTTCAGGACACACGCATCCTTGTCCGCTTGTCCAGGTAGCGCCAACCGGAGTGCAGAGCACGCAGGACTAGGAGGAGCGGCTCGTCGGACTCCGTACCCTGCACCCGGCTGGCCCCGCCAGCCTAGCGACATGGCATGATTGTTGCTAGGGGACGGAGTGGCATGATTGTTGCTTCACTGTCACCCGGCGCCCCGTTTTGGCCGACCGGGTCCGAAAAGGTATATAGAACAAGGGGTTAGGTAACTCCGAAACAAACCCGAAACACCCTTTTCTGGCCGAAACTGTAATAAAAACAATGGCTTATAGTACTGAGTGTTTCGGTGTTTCGGTGTTTTAGTAAAATAGAAGTAAAGTGCTTTGGGGTTTATGATTATCAGCGCTGATAAGTATGCTGAATGTCAGTAGGGGATAAGTAGTAAGCTATATAAATAATGTTTAAAACATGCGAAACACCGAAACTCCGAAACACGCGAATGTCCAGACCCTTGTTTTTAGCTGTTTAGTGCCCCTGAAGTGTGTTTCGCAGCATGTTTAAAGGGGTCGGCCGAGTACGGAGCCACCGGGACACCACGAAACAAGGCATATTCGCTACCCAGGACAACACCAAATCTTGTTTCGGTGTTTTTTATGACACCCTTAAAAAAGCGTTAAATCACCCTACACAAACCTTAACTTGTCCTTTTTATCCTAAGGAAGGAAGTTACAGAATATGCCCGACTAGCCACTTTCGGCCATGGGACAAAAAGGACAAAAAACCGCTGAAATGACCAGAAATCGCCCAGACAGGAAAAACTCCGAAACAAATCCCGACAGCGCGAACATTAACGGCAGGTAAACAGTCTTGCGGTTACTTGGGTGAAATGCTTGCAAATCTGGAAATGTCCGTTCCCTAGCATGCGCCGTCCTGTAGGAGTGACCCCCACAGAGCGGCACCAGTATCCAGGTCCACCCGTGCGCTGGTCCTACAGGAAATTAACCTTGAAAATCAACGAGGTAGCGGAGCACCAAGATACCAGCCGACGAACGGGTGTTGTTTCTTAATCCTACCTATGCTAGTCACGCAGGCAAGCGCGGTTCGTTATCGTGGGGAACCTAGAAAGCGCGAACCTTAACCGTACATAAATCCACCGCTGCGTCAGCTTGTAACTGGCGGGTTGCATCCGTAACGTGGGCTCCACTGGCCGGCACAAGCCGACCAATCCCGCCCAACCCGGGCATTACTGAGGAGCATGAAATCATGGCCAAGTCCAACAAGTCCGCCCAGTCCCCCGCCGCGAAGCCGGCCAAGGTCGCCAAGGTCGCCAAGGCGGCCCCCGCGAAGAAGTCGGCTGCACAGAAGCCCGCCAAGGTCGCCGCGTCGCAGGGCCAGCGCGCCCCGCGTGGCCAGTATGCCGGCCTCGGAATCCAGAACCTCGTTCCGAAGGGCGAAGTGAAGACGCGTGGTGATGCGCTGATCCGCTTCGAGACGATCGTCGGATTCAAGAAGGTCAACGATGCCATCGGCGCGCCCTACAAGACCGGTGCGGGCGAGGAACGGCAGATCGTGTCGGCGGATATCGACTACCTCGTGAAGCGCGAGCTGATTTCCTGCAAGTAAGCGACAAGCAAGCGTGAAATCCGAAGCCCGGGCTAACCCCCGGGCTTTTTCGTGGGCGGAACTTTCCGACGAACGGTAAGATTTTCCTTGCAAATGCCCCTATACTGAATTCACGCCAACCCCGGCGCGAACCCGAGAAATCCAAATGCCCATCGAACAGACCCCCAGCGGCGCGATTGTCGCAACCGGCGACGGCATCGCCATTTTCCAACTCCTTGCGCTACGCGGCGCCGTAAAGCTAGAACAGCGCGGCCTAAAGCGTCGCGGTCCGAGCGCCGCCAGTTGCGCCCGCCGGCAACTTGGCCTTAAGCCGCGCGCGAGCTACGATCAAATTCTCGAAGCCATCGCCGCGCGCCTGCCTCCACTGTAAGCGGGAATTCTTAGTGCCCCTGCCGACGCGGGGGCACTGGGGGCAATCCGCCCGACAACGAAGGGCACGACCATGTCTAAGTCACGCAACGACCGCAGCAATTACCAGTTCTTCGATGCCAAGCGCGACGAACGCGATAGCAAGCGCCAGGGCGCGCATCTTCCGAAACCGGCCCAGCCGCGCCGGCAGGCCAAGGCGAGCCGCACGCTGGCCCGCATCCTGGGGATCGTGCTGTGACCGCCCCACGTCGCCGCTACGGTAGTGGCCAAGGTTGCTACGCCAGCGCCGACACGTTGCGCGCCTGCTACCGTGCGACCGTCGGCATGCTCGCCATCGTCGGGCTTTGCATGGGGGCCGCCGCTGCCGGCATAATCTAAGCTCCTACAGGACGCACCTTTTCAAGCCCGGGCTAACCCCCGGGCTTTTCTGTGGGTGAGCGCTTGGCATCGCGGGCGCCGGGGCGTGGCCAGTCGGGACACCGATATCCGCCCTAATATCCAGACCTCCAGGACCATCCTAGAACCAACCAGCTACTACCCTAGCGGGTCGAAACGAGCGTCCTCCAGGGCCGCACGTTGCGTTCTAGCGCATGCCGATCTGTACCCTACCGTACGGAAAACTGACCGTTTGTCGGCTCGTCGATCTTTCCGACGAACGGTAGCCTCTTAATGAAATCTTAACGATCTGCCCCTGAGCGGCAGATTCTGCCCTTCTACGGCACCCAGCTCCCTCAGTACCCCCTTCCAAATTCCCTATAGGGTCCTGTTGGGAGATATTTTGGGTTTTCATAATCAGGATTTTAGAAATCAAAAATAGTTTTAGAATTTCGTCGATCGACGCCCATAGAAAAAGCCGGCGAGAAAATAAATTCTCAACCGGCTTCGTAGATATCGGGTAGGTCAGTTTGGCTTTTTGCCTGACGTATCCAACTCCTGCGTGAATGGGCGCACGTACCCCCGGCGCTTGGCCCTGCGTCGATTACTGACCTCACTCTGCGCACGGATCAGCAGAGCTTCCGCCATGGCGAAGTCGCATTCAAGGTCAGCCACCATCTCGGCCAGCTCCATGTCATCCATGCTGCCAAGGTCTTGGTCACCAATTCTGCTCATGACTCACTCCTCCTTGCAATGTACCCGCATCCCTCGCATATTTCACAAGTAGTTGTCGTCGAGCGCGTGAAGCTCAGCTGCTTGCGACGGATGCCATCTCCCCCACAAGGGACACAACGGAGTCCGAGCATGTGGTACTCCATGGTCAGCTTGGCGGCCGCTTGGGGATTCTTTATCCGTGACCATGCTGCATTCAAATCTGCAAACTGGTCTGCACCCCCTTCGGGGTTGCGGTCTGGGTGGATGGTCATTGCCTTCCTGCGGTACGCCGCGCGCTGGTCGGCGAACGATGCGGCCCGGGTCGTGCCCACGATGCTATAGACTTTGAAGATGTTCACTTGTTGCTCCTTCGTTTTGATGTAGACAGGCGCTCGGCATCATAGTAGTCGCCGACCTTCTTGTGTGTCATGCCAGTAAACAGGGATGGGGATCGGATGGCCCAGAGCTTGACTTGTCCATCGTTGGTGCGCACGCCCATGCCATCGGCAGCCCGGACGATGCCTTGTCGTGCCATTTCACGAGAAAGACCGTTCGCCGTGACTCGATTCTTACCCTCTGGATCGTAGATGTGAAGCAAGTCCTCGCTCCGGTACAGGTGGTATGGGATAACGATGCCGTCCAAGCGCAGCACGTTGTCCGGTATCTCACGGAGCTGATGAACCCAGTTGCCAAGATCGCTGCGCGTGTTGGACATCATGTCGATCTTGCTCCTGGTGTTCAGCGCGCGGCTGGTGCCAGAGAAGTCCCCCATGGGGAGGTTCAACAGATGATCGAACAGCGCCGGCATGCCCGGTCCGCAGATGTCGTCCTTGCCCATCCACTTCTCGTAGTCCTTGTAGAATTCGTCGGAGAGCGGAGTGCCTATGACCTCGTGAATGAAGTATCGCCTGTCGTCGTCTTCCAAGAAAAACGAGTCGGGGTGGTTGGATGTGAAGTAATAGTTGATAACGTCGGGCACCGTGTAGCTGGGGATATACTTCGGGTTCAATCGAAGCTGCTTCCTGGTGATCATGGTCTTCATGCGATCGCTCACGCTGCGCTTGTCGCCTGTCGTGACCTCATCGCCCATGACAAACTGCTTGTTCTCCGCCCACTCGTTGTGTGACTGGCGCAGAATCTCGTCGTCAACCTCGGTAAAGTTCTTGCCGTAGATCTTGCCCAGCGTGTACCCCACCATTGATTTGCCGGTACCATGCTTGAGGCCCCAGACCACGGCGCTCGTGAACATCTTGTCGCCCGGGTTCTGTATCGGCCACGCGCACCAGCGTTCAAACCACTCCCGGGCCACTGTCTCCTTCTTGAACAGGTGGTCGAGCAGTGCAGTCCACTTGGAGACGTCACCCTTCTTGGGTACACAGCCCCATCCTGGCCAAATATTCATCTCGCGTTTTTCGGTGACCCGTTCTTCGCCCGGGGCATACGTGACTCTCGGGACCTCGGCCCGGCTCGGCCAAGCGATCCATTCCTTGGGGGCGGACTTCTTGACACGACTGATGGACTTTGCGGTGGCGACCTCTTCGTAGTAAACGCGGGTGGAGAACGCATGGTCGATGAAAGCGCGCGGAGACATTCTTTGTAAGCCTTCGATGCGAAGAATGAGTCCAGGATCCCTGACATACACTACCTCCTCGTTCAGTTTGTGGAGTTCGATCGCCGATTGCCAGACTTCTGCGTTCTCGAGCAAGTCGTCCAGAGCCTCCATGTTCTCTGAGCATCGTTGTACGATGAAGTCATCCAACCCCATCTTCGCGTCTTCGTCGCCCATGGGGATGCGGACGATGTGAGGCTCTGCGCCCAACGTGGTCAGTGCCTTGGCGAACGCATTCTCGGCTTGCATCACCATGGGGTTGGTGACAGCATCGGAGTCGTAGCAGATGTAGACAGGGCGTTGATCCCACGTAAAATCTTCGAATCCGGGGATCAGTGGCATGCGCTTCTTGTCTGATTTCCAGGACCATACCCCGCCCAGTCCGATCGTCGGGTACTCCGTGAGCAGGCTGGCGCTGGCCGCCTTGAACTCGCCCTCGGTAATCATGATCGGCATCAGCGCATCGGCCGCCACTGCCTCCCAGTCGATGAAGTTGGGGAGGTATAGCTCGTTCAGGGTGTTCTTTCCCTGGACATACTTGAGCGGCTTCTTCTTGACTATGGAGCCGAACCCGCGGACCAGCGGTTGTTTCAAGTATCGGTAGCGCCAGAACTTGGTCTTCTTGCCATAGATGTCGAAGTACGGGATGAAGATACCCGGCTCGGCAAACGGAATGTCTGTAGGAGCTTTGTCTGCCGTCCGTGGCTCGATGCACAATCCCTTTGCCGTCTTCACATCTATCTTGCTTTCTGCCAATTTGGCTGCGAACGCAGCCGGCAGATCAAATACTGGGAGCGAACTCTTCGCTCCCTTTACCGGTCCCTTTGCCATCACTTACCCCTGATTTGTGTATTCCGTTCCTGGCTCGCATGCACCCTTGTCGCCGATGGGGTCGCCGGCACCCTTCTTGAGTGTCTCGAGATCGAGCGGGGAACCTGGGAATCCACCAGCCTTGCGACGATCTTCCTTGCGCTGGTCGTCCTCGGCATTGACCATCAACTGTCCGATGCGGCGTCGGACCTCATCCAGAGCTGGACCGTTCCACCGTACCATGAGATTGACGATGTACGCCTCGTCCGTGTTCAGGCCGTTGTTGACGACGAGTGCGTGAACATTGAATGGGTAGTAAGTGACTGGGGGTCCTACAAATCCCAGACGATACGACTCATCCAGTTTGTCGAGGAAGTGCATCGCCTTCTCGAGGTCTTGCTTGCCGTTCTTCTTGCGGTGGCGCATCACGTATTTCGTGATCTGCCCTTCGAGGTAGCGATTGTTCAGCGCCTGGATGGCGTAGTCCCAGTGCTGGGCGGTTCCGCCGGCGGCGTAGTGACTGCCAGCTACTTGTCTGTCGTTCGGATTCATCGTTGTGCCTCGTTCCATTTTTGGATAAGGGTTATGAAGATTTCTTCTTCGAGGGGCTTCATGTCGATCGCGTCGAGATAATTGCTGTAGGTCTGTGCAACCGAATTGACCTGAGCATTACCGCGACGACGTTCTTCGATGCAGAACATCAGCCCATCGAAACAGTCAGCCAGCTTCAACTGGCGGTGCTCCTCCTCTGAAAGATCATAGTGTAGCCCGGCTTCCATCAGCAAGGAAGTTTCTTGCTCTGCCAGTTGTTGCCGGGCCATCGGTGCCCAGTCGCGTTTCGCCGGACTGGGGATGTCGCCCGTGATCGTCTCGGGCAGGTCGTGGGTCAGGGCCGCCGCGAGCAGGCGGTTGGACGGCAGCTCCGTGTTCATCAGCAACAAGAAGACCGCCACGCCGGCGGAGTGCTTCCCCACGGTGTCGATCTCGGCTGTGTACCGCTGGTGATACCTGCGCACGCCCAGCCCAGCGCGCGCAAATTCAATGCGAGTAGAAATGTTCATGCCTTCGCTCCATTGGCCAGCCAGATTCCCATGGCGAGCCTCCAGTCGGAGTTGTAGGGCATCATCTCTAAGTCCTCCGCAGCTATCAGGGAATTCTTGCGGTGCAGCCACGCCAGCCCCATCGGTCGGACCACGTTACAGAAGAAGAACGACGAGTAGAACTCATCATTCAGCGCAGCGACCAGCCCGTTCAGATCGTAAGCCTGAAAGAACTCGTGCAGGTCCTGGTTGAAGTTACCGATCTCACCGGGCATTGAGATCAACGGGGTAGGTCTCGCGTCGAGCGAGTGATAAGTATGCTGGACAATATCGTTGATCAGTGCGGACATGTCTTCCAGCGGGAATTTGTCCGTGTACAGATGCAGGTTGTTGGAAAGCTGACTGTACCTGCCGACCGGCACGCCCACGCTCGCCGCCATGTATTCCTGGAGCATGGACATGTGAACTGCGTTCGCTCCGTAGCATCCCCAGATGATATCGTTGCTGCGGTTGCAGACGGTCATGTTCATCTTGCCGTCGCGCATATCGAAGTAGATGTGAGTATTGCACGGGACGTCCTTGCCTCCTTGCACGGCCATCTCGAAGTCGCTGAGCTGACCGAATCCCGTGGTCGCCGGGTTCCACATGGAGATGACCACGCGCCGGGAATCGGGGTTCGCCTTGAGCTCGTTGATGCTTGCCGAGATCTGGTCGGTGCCGAACCA